TGCGTGTACTTAATTCGGTCTAGGATATCGGCATGCTCCCGAAGTTCCTTGAAGACCTCTGGCCCTAGCACCAAAGTGTTAGGTAGGAAACCAGTTTTCTCGGCGATTGACTGCCGTTGTTCTTGGATATCGTCAATTGGTGTGCTTGCGACGGTATCCCAGAGGTCGCCCGGCGTAATGTCCGTGCCAGTAGTGCTTCCAGTCCACAAGCTAGTTGTGAAAAAAGCAGTTGTCCACTCCCTCTCTTTGTTAATCATCATGTCTTGCGTGATGAATTCTGTAGAATCCCTGTCTAGCTCAATCGGCGAGTCGGCGTTAGCCCTCGTCTGGTCATCTACGTCTTTGTGGATAGCGAAAACGTCACAGAAATAACTATCTGTGGTGATCGCCCATCCTGACCCTGCGGATTCCGAGCCTGGTGCCCGACGCTGGGTGTCAGAACGATACCAATCTCCAATGTCATAGACAAAGTATTGGTCGCTCTGCTTGCTCACGGGAACACGTGGAAAAACTTGTTCCGCAATGAACTGTGAGGCATCTTGCCGAAAAGCAACACTAACGTTAGTCAGCGGCCTGTCAACATGTACCTGTCCGCGATGCGGTTGTGGCATTTAATTCACTCCTTTGTTAATTTTCCAATTCGTTTCTCCCCCGAAACGAAAGTCGATTACAAAAATTAATCGCCCCACCCCAGCATGGGGGATACCGTTCAGAGTGGCCCCTAGGAGCGTTCTCTTAGGTGGGACAAATTCAATCATTCTTACGTGCTCCGGTCAACCGGACGAAGTAGCACTGTTGCAAGTTCTCCCGAAGAAGCACTTTCAAGCACTGGCCCCCAATGTGTAGTTAGAGCGCCTGCTGCCGTACTGGAAGCAATCGCTCCGCTGGTGCTAAAAATGAAGTTCGACCCGGCACTAACTGCTGTCAACGCAAACGCCTTACTAACGCCCATAACCATAATCTCCGCAGCCTCACCAGTAACCTGGGGAGCGTTTTGGAGAAGACCGAGAGGCGAACCGCTTGAAGAAGCATTACCAACAGCAATCTTGATAAATCCCTCTGAACTGGAAGCATTTACACCATAGAACTGTCGATTGCCAAAAAATGTGGACGGTGCACGTAATGTTCCAAGAGTAAATCCTTTAACTTCGTAAGACATTTAGTTCACGCTCCTTTCTGTTTGATATTCATCATACAGTTTCTTTCCTTCTTTAGTCTTAAGAATCTTGTTAACTGCTTGTTCTTGAGTCATCTCGTCATCTTTCTCGACGAGCTTATCGGCCATTGTTTCAATCTTATTCCAAGCGTCTCCGCCTGAAGCAACATCTCCGCTTTGCCCCAACTCTTTAGTTAGATGGTCGTTAGTCTCAAGCTTCTCAGAAGCAGCCTTAAATGCTTGCTCTAGCTTTTCGCCCGACTCTTGGTCGACGTCATAAGCTTGGCGCAGCATTCCGGATACATCTTCGACAGAACCAATCTTCGGGAATTGAGCGGCTTTCTCCTCAAATTCCTTGGAAATTCGCATTTCTCTTTCAGCCTTGGCTACTTTTTCTGCAGTCTCGGCTTTCTTCTGAAGATCTTCAAATTGTGTTTTAACCTCTGAGCTAACACCTTTCCAGATATCAACCTTTTCTTTGCCAGTTTCCTCAGCTGATTTTTCCAGCTCAGCTACCTTGGCTTCAAGCTCTTCAACCTTATCAGAATCATCAGCTCGTTTTTCTAACTCGGTAAGATATTCTTGAACGTTATCGTCCAAATCTTCTCTTACTTCATCGGTAATCGACATACTGTCACTTCCTTTCCTTGTTCTTGTCTTTTTCTTAGGCTTTTTGCCTTTGACTTCTTCTTCATCGTCGTCATCGTCTTCGTCTTCGGAACCAAAAGGTTTCGTGGCTCCGGAAAAAGGTTTTCCGTCAGTTTTCTTAGTAGGTACTGGTTTACCTGTAAGCCGCTCGAAATAATCTTCAAGCGCCACACGGATAGACGATAATTTAGCTTCATCGTCTGTGCCAACAATGTTCCCAATATCAACTAACAATTTTGCATCTATCTTTTCAATGTCATCTTTCAATTCAGTATCCTCCAGTTTTTCAACCGAATTTTCTTCAGAGGTAGAGGTTAGGTTTTTGAAATAACCAAGAAACTTTTCTAAGAGTCCTTCGTTATCTTCATCTTCATCGGTTTTTTTCTTTTTAGGCTTTGCGTCGTCTTCATGAAGTTCGTCTTCATGCCTTTTGAATAAGACCACGATTGCTTCTTCGTTTGCCCCTTTATCAACTAAAGATCCCTCATCAACACGTAAGCCTTTAAGCTTAGTTGCCAATTTAGCTCACCTCCTCTCGGAGTCGAAATTCATCAAACTCCATTAAGATGAATTCCTCAAATTGTTTTCGGGTATTCTTCCCTTTGCCAAAAGTGGCATGAAAACTTATATGACATTCTTCGCATGTTGTTGCCCCATTTGAAACTTCTGTTCGTAATTTTTTATTGATATCGTAACTTTCTAAATGATGAGCATGCAAGCTCTTACCCGAACTCCCGCCGCAAACGCAACAAGTATATTCATCTCTAGTAAAAACAGAAATACGCCATTCAGGATATCCTTCAATATTTCTTCCTAATTGACGTTCTTCTTCTGTTCGATTAGGATCCCAATTTGGGTGTTTTTCTCTTGCAAGCAATCCTTTATGCGATTTAGATAACTTTTTCCTAGTTTCTTCGGTATGTTGTTTTCCGTAGAAACCATTTCCGCTGCCTTGCCTTGCACGAGATAACTCTAATCTCTTTTCCAAAGGCCATACACGTCCCTTATTGGCTTCTGAAACTTTTCTTCTTTGCTCGGGACTTTGATTGCGAAGTCTATTTCGTTCTGCTAATTTTATTCGTGTTTCCTCAGAATGCTTAAATCCCGTAAATGATGCTATTCGCTTCTTTCTTCCACATTCTTTACATCTTCGTCCACCACGAAATTTTGTCCAAGTTACTAATGCTAAATTACCGCAATTACACAAATATGACATAGGGACTTCGCTGCCAACATATTCTGCTTCAAGCAGCCGACAACCTTGCTCTGTGAAAAACTTATTAACATATTCGAAAGTCAGTTTTTTAGGCATTTATTAAACCTCTTCGCGCATTGCTTTTCCGCCTATTGAAAAAGCATTTAATTCTCCTGATTTGATTTGGCCCCATGTCTCATCGTCTGAAATATGGAACCCGCACCACCAGCCTACCGGGAGAACTCCTTCCGGAATCCCCAAAGCTTCTTGCTTCTCAATCGTAAAAACCATTGATTCAACTAATTTGCCTATTCCATCAATGCGTTTATGCATATTTCCAGCTATACGAGCATTCAAGGTAAAGTCGTAAGCTGCTTTTTCTAAAACTTCTTCTTCTATGATATCATCCTGAGAATCTATAATAACGTTGCCGCTTTTGTCAACAGCAACCGACAACCAACCAAACACTAATTGTCTATCGTCGTCTGTCTTAGCTATATCGAATTCTGTTTGCCAGGTTTCGTCTTGTGAGCTTTCATCTTCGTCACTCTTACTACCATGTTTCTCAATCTCTTCTCGGGCTGTGAGGATCGCACTCATTAATTTTGCTATGGATTTCATATTGATCTCCTGTTGCTTATTAACTGCGGAATTGGCAGCGGCAAATGCCCTGCCTTCGTCTTTGGTATCTGAGAAGACGCTGTTAAAAACAGCCATAAATTGTTTTTGTTCTTTGCTTCCTAGTCTATCTTTTACTGATTTTGGTAATTCTTTGGTAGAACCAAACGGCATTTGCCAAACTCCTAAAAATAGAAAAAGACCCAATGAATCGCTGTTACGCAATCCATGGGTCTCTTGGTCCTCTAGGATATATTATAGTCGTATTATTTCAACAAGCTAGTTTTTAGCTTGATTATTTTATAGAGCAGAGGGTATTAGCCCCTGCTCTTTGGAAGGAGATGGATGAGGTGAGAACTCATCGCCTAAGCGGGAGGAGTCGAACCTCCTCATTAGCGCCCTTGAATTCGCGCTCAGTAACGTAAATGTTAATAGCCCCACACCTACTGCATTTAATACTTACGCATCCATCTATGTAGCCTAACAACTTCCCGCAATCACAACATCTTAATGCTTCCATATTGCCAGTTGATGGCTCTATCATCATTCAGGCTCCCATTCTTGTAGTTTTCCCCATAAGGTTTCAAGCGCATTTTCTAGGCTACCTTTAGCGACTGCAGCCATAGACATAAACGCTACATTTTGAAATCCTTGTTGTAGCCATTCCAGCTTTCTTAGTGACCCAGCTTTTTTATATCGTTCGGTTTCCATTATGAAATCTATAACCGGGTCTTCAGTGAATGTCTTTCCATCTAAAGAAATAAAACCATTGCCTTCGTCGTCGGTTAATAACAATGCTTTATTTGCACCCTCGTTAGGAAAGAACTTCATGAACGAGAAGTACATCATGATAATAGTCCTGCCAGTATTTTAGCTCGAGAAACAAAATCATCTACAACAAATGCATTTACGCCTACAGCCTGACTTAATAATCCTTTGGGTATATCTGATACCCATTGTGATGCTAATTCTTTAGTAAGGTTCCTTAACAATGTAACTGTTTGGGCTCGTACAATCGGAGATATCTTAGAAATTTGCTTAACTTGAAAATCTATAACATCATCAAAACCAAAATCAGCTAAACCATGGTCTATGGCTAAAATATTTTCTATACCTTCAACATTTCCCTCCGAGCCAACAATAAAGTAATTTCCAGCATGACGATCAAGATTCCCTATAAGGGCATCAAAAATCTGCATTCTTTGAAAGGCTAAGACTTCAGACAATTCAGCCTTAAAACCCTTAAAATTGGTTTCTTCAAATTCATCTAGAAAGAAAGCTCTTGCTGTTCTTGCTCCAGGGAATTTTTCATTTAAAGATTTAGTGCCCACCCACCAATCTCCTCTATGTTTGAAGGAGATTATTTCAGGGACTTCTACCCCAAGGTATTCGCCTACATTCGAAGCGATAAGTTCATTGATTGCTTCCGTATTATCTAATCTCTTCAAAAACCATTCTTCACCGTTAAAATCTGCTATTCTGGAAAGATTTTCTCCGGAGCGTAAGTTCTCCCGCACATTCTCGAAGTCGCTGAACTTTGTAGGTAGCACAGGAAGCGGAATCGGTTTATCAACACCAGGAATGCGGTCAGAAGGAAAGATGTCTAAAACCATAGCGCAACGACAATTATGAACAATGAACCCTTTAGCTACATAAGATTCATCTTCTTCTACGGAAAAATTGAATAATTTGATGGGCTTTTTTGCTTTGCGTTTTTCAACTTTAGTTATCTCAACCTCTACGAAAGAATACTCTTCGTCATTCGCCATGTATTTAACCTTTTGCCCTGGCTTTACATCCTTGGCTTCAATCCATTTTCCATCAACTAATATTGGGTGATTATCTGTAACGGTAAGAGTTTTCTCTCCATATGTACGGATCTTGACAATGGTCGGGGTTTGCCTCGGCGTCTGAATAAGAGTAGTCACCTTGCGGAATCTGTTTTTATGGGTAAGGACCAAATCTCCGACTTCAACTTGGTTTACTTGTTTCCAACCTTTTGAAGTAAAGATAGGCGTTCTTGGACTAACTAAACATTGCGGGTGAAGCGGTGGCGTCAGCGTTGGATCAAAAGATCTCAATCCACCGGCCTTTAGTTCAACAATGCCTGATTGAAATTGCCCTCTCAGCGGAACTGTCTGCCCGTCCATTGGCCGGCAAAAATCGCAAAGTCGATCGTCTTCGGTGACAACCCAACGCCTAACAGCAACATTCTCGTCTATTAAACCTCTTTCAGCAGCTTGTTCCCATATAGCTTGTTGCCCCATATTAGATGAACGGATGGTTTCGGTCCTTGCTATCATTTCTGACCTAAACCTTAGCTGCTTCTTGCTAAACTTGTCAGTCATCCTGTCAATACGCGGTTGAGTCAATGGAACCGTCTTAAATGGGCTTTTGCCCCTAGCCATTTGATCTTCCAAGTCACGCTTGAAGTTTATGACCGAATTTGCTTGCCTCTGAGTTAAACCAACAATTTGCCTAATTTCTCTAGCAGACGCTCTTGGTGGGATACCATCAGCAATAGATCTCGCTATGATATCCCTCACGCCTAACTTCGTTTGGTCAGTAACTTGCGTAATCATTATGCCTGCATTCTCAGCAGCCCACTTTTCAGCTTGGTCAAAAGATATTCCGATACTGCCTGCGATGGATACACCTTCTAGTAGGTCGTTGGCCTTTTTAAGCCTAGACTTTTTATCAGGAATCACAAAAATGCCATCTTTAGGTTCTAATTCGGACAAAGTTTTTCTTCGTTTTGCTATACCGGCAAATTTTGCTACCTCTGAAGCAGGCCAGTGGAACGTCGCACCGCCTCCTGCTGATCTGATTATAGTTGCTTCCATATCCAATTGCTCATAAAATCCAACTGCGCCTGGTAAAGCGTTCAGTGTTATGCCAACGTCAGGCGTGTTCTCAGCTATGCCCTTCATCGTGCGTTCCCCATACCCAGGTCGCTTTGTTGCAAGGTAATCAATTATGGACTCCTGGTTGAAATCGTCAAACGATTGAACAACTACCCCAACAAGTTCGCCTTGGTCTTGAACAAGTATTCCGCGGCGGCCCTCAGCGAACATATTGCCAGCAGCAGTTTGCGCTAGGGTTGAGCGCTCGTTATCGCCCCACTCCTGAAATATTTGTGCAGTCAAGGTTCTAGCGGCGCTTATCCTTTCCTCAAGGGAAAGACCCTCAGGACCAACACCCTGAAATTCTAAATTCGCACTCCCAGGATGATACCGACCATAATTCGGATCTGATTTGCTGCCGTGTTTTTCAATAGCCGGAGTTACATTTTCAGCTCCTCTTGAAACTGCAAAGATATCCGGAACAGTAGCTTCTGCGCCGTCCATTAATGTTTCTGTTAGTATCCTTGCGACAGGGATTAGTTTCTTTTCAATACCCTCAAAGTTAATCGCTAATTCAGCGCCGATAGAATCTTGGTCTTCTAAAGCATTCTGAAGTGCTCGCATTCTAACTTCTTCATCAAATCGGTTTAAGGCTTTTTCAGTTTCTTTCTGAACAGGAATTAAATATTCGTCAGCAATGTCATTAAACTTCTGCCAAGCCGGTTCAACCTTTTCGAGAAAGTTTTCAAATGTTTGAAGGAGTGCTGATTTATTCATTGTTCTGAATTAACATCTCCAGCATTTCAAGATTTTGAGACGCTTCGAAGCGAATATCTTCATCTTCTATTTTATTAAGTTGTTTGATTGCTTCTTTCAAAGCTTTTTTAGCAGTACTTTTATTTGCGCTAGTCGCTATTTGCACTACTTTTTCAGCTATTGTTTTATCGCTCATTGTAATTCACCTAAAAGATCTAACATGGGCTCAACCATTGGGAATGTATTTGCTGTGCCAAACCTCAATAGTGCCCTGCTTACCCGGCCTCGCACATTGCCTTCTCCGAATTTCTCTGCCATTTTATTAGATAATTGTTCGAATACTTCGACTTTTCTTTTTCCTGGAGCAGTAGAAAACTTCAATTTGTTTATGTCTATTCCGGCTCCTTCCATTTTACGGATTACCGCTACCCAAGTTCCATAAGAGCCTCTTGTCTTAGTTTTTGCTAATTGGGCGGCACTTATTGTGGGTTCCGTTATGTTCAAATAACTGCCCATTTGCTGCCGAGTAAAATGTTCTGTCAGTCCTTCTTCGAAAGCTCTTCCGATTGGGTCTCTATAATTAGAATTTGTTGTTTTATTGACAGAGTGCATTATTTCATGCATTAAGGTTTTTTGGGCATCTTTATATTTTTGAGAATCTGTGGGTTCTCCAAACATGTTCATAACCTGGCTGCTAAGAACTATTCTCTTTTCTTTAATTTGGTATATCCCTGGCCCTTGCTGAAAAGGGTTTACGTCTATGTCGCCTTCCCAGGTAACAGCAAGTTTGTTGCTGCTTAGGTGTTTCACCATTTTTTCAGCTTGATTGGTAACTATTCTTTGATTTGGGTGGGGGTTTTGTGTTGACCCCCATTTGACCTCAAAATTACCGTTTCCGGGGTGATATCTAGAATAATTAGGATCGCCTTTGCTACCATGCTTCACGATATCGTCTTTGCCGACGCCGTTCCGTAGGATCGGAAAGCCCATTTCTGGGTTGAATAGCACGCCATATTTTTCTCGCTCGAATAATGTTTTTGTTAAGAATTGGTCGCTGAATTTAACGCCAAAGTATTCTCGATCTTCAATCCCGCTACCAATTGGGCCTGTCCAAGTATTATCTATAACATTATTCTTTTCGTTCACAACCCAAGCATGTCCCATGGGAATGCCAAAGCTTAGAGCATATCCTTCTACATAAGTTAAGTCTGGACTTTGTATTGCCAATAAAGCGGCATTCCGATAACATTGTTTAGGCGTTCCAGCTTCAAATTCTTCAGGTAATTCCTTAGCATGAAAAGCTTGTCCATTTTTTAAGACAAATTCATCTATATTCTTAAACTTGAAGTCCTTTGTCCCCGGCCCACCGCCTAATATTTCTGACGTTTGTTCTAAGTGCGATGTTAAAGTTGGCGCTGAAGCTCCGTGGTACCTAGAATAATTTGGATCAGATTTACTTCCGTGCTTTTTGATCTTACCGGCAGCTACAGCAAACTTGTAGACTGGTAGCTTTTTGAATTGTTCAAGGGTCAAGCCTTGAAAATCTAATCCGACTAAAAACTCGGGACTATCAAATTTAGGAAGTTCATCCCACGTGGTTTTCGGCCAATCTGCTTGGTCTAGACGATCGTCTATGTTAATTATTTTAGTTGCCAATTTCGCTCCATGTTTCAAGCTGCTGATTTAAGGTGAACCCCTGACCTTTATCGTTAAAAAGAACACTTATACCGCTAGATACAAAAGCATCGCGACCCCGGCCAAGTGTAACAAATTCATCTTCCATTCTACAGCCTAAACCCGTCGAAGGAATAGATAATATCTCGCTTGGATTAAAGAATGACCCTAGAACATAAGAATTGAGACCTTCGGAAGGTTTCCCGCCCATTATTGAAAACGCCTCGGCTTGCCTATAAGATGCCGACCAACTAGATAATGGTTGTAGCCCTACGTTAGCCAAACTATTCCCATCGGGAAGGTCATTCCGTATCCCCCCCCTGAATAAGAACAATTTATCAATCTGCAGCCTAGAAAGCTCATTCTGCGTTGCGTCATATTGTGCCCTTAGAAACGCACGAAAACCATCACCGTGAATATCATATAGGTTCTGCCCGGCATCAAATTGCCCTTCATTAAAACCTATTGAGAAATGGTCAGTTTCAGCCCCATCTAGGTTGAACTCATCAACAGCTGCTCTCTGCAAGGCGATAGCCGTGGGGTCGTTATCCCCAGATGTGTGTGCCCAAGACCTGATAAGTTCCGAAGTGACGTCTTCATTATTTTCTAAAATGAAATTAGGATCATTATCTTGAGAGTCTGTTATCATATCATTAGCCAAATCCTGAAATGCCTCATTATCTTTCAATCTATCAGCTAGGTCGCCAGCAACTTCTTCCTTGAGTTCACTAGCTTTGAGTTCTCCTTCGTAGGTCGAATCGCTGACACTTCTAGCATTCACGGCACCCTTCTTCATTGTCTCAAAACGGCCACCGGCACCGCCTGCCCCATGATACCTCCCATAATTAGGGTCTGATTTACTGCCATGTTTTGCAACATCTGGAGATCCAAGTGCTTGCCCTTTAATCCCCTGGGCTTTATTCCAAGCAATCGCAGTGCGCATTGCCTCTCTACTTTCTAATGGCAAGCGGTGTACCGGCAATAGCGGGATTTTCCCACCTGCGGTTTCTGCTTCCATTGCGAACCCGACCGCAGCACTCCAAGTATGATGACCGTCTAAGATAAAGTTATCTTTAGTCACTATGATTCGTTCGCTATTTGGGACACCCCCGAACTTGTCGAACTTCTTCATAATCTTGCCAGATATTTGACCGGATATCTCTTTTTGTATGGGCTGAAAGTTCCTAGGATCAACATTTAACTTCTCAGCACCAAATTCACTTAAAAATTCCGGACGTCTTTCGACTGGTATTTGTGGCATGTCAATACGAGCTATCCCTAATCCTTCATCACCGAATAAAAGCGTTCCCTCTATGTTTAGTTCCGTGATATCGGGATGACTTTTCCGTAATGACATTTCTCTTAAAACAGGCCCAACTTCTGAAGAATTAATGCGGGGGTTTTTACCAGCCTTGATGTCGCTTGTTACTTGAGTGGTCAAAGAGGAAGTTGCTCCGCCGCCATGGTATCGAGAATAATTAGGGTCAGATTTGCTGCCGTGCTTTTCTAGGGATGCTGCTTCCTCTTTTGGAACAGAAAAAACACCATCATCTGGTTCGTCTGCTATACCTTTATTTACTTTGTTAATAAACTTTGACACTTCCTTTTTGGGCCAACGAATGCTTAGCCCATTAGGATGACGCTGCTTCATATTTATTTTATCAAATGGTTTCATGCCTAACTGCTTGTAAAATCCTTTAGATTTTTGCGTGCTATGTACACTCAAAACCTGTTTATTTGCTTTTGCCACTTTTGCTGCTTCTAGCATCATTCGCTCGCCATAACCAGAGCGTTTTGTGGCTAAATAACCTAAATGGGTTTCCCCTTCTCTCCCTCTACTATTGAAAGCAGCTACGCCAACTAATTCGCCTCCATCTTTTAAGGTTATTAGTGTGTGAGAGCGCTTAAATTTACCAGTAAAGCGAAATTCTGTATTTCGTATAGTCCCTACAGCTCCCTTAGCAATATCGCCTCTTGGGCCTTTCCAAGTTTTAATTTCTTTCTCAAGTTTTCTTAATGTAACTTTTCCTTTTTCTCCCACTAATTCATCACGGCTGAACGTGGAAAGTTCTCCACCATGATACCGACCATAGTTTGGATCAGATTTGCTGCCGTGTTTGCCAACATCAAATTCTATTTGTTCGGGAGCCCAGACAAATCGACTCATTGGACCACCTCTAATGTTATTGTTCCTTCGCCAATAGCGGAACTGAAATCTACATCGGCGTCTATTAAATTAAATTCTGTTCCTGGGGGTAACAAAAATTCCCATTCTGCGTCAATATCTAGGCCCGGGAGCACATTATCTTGTACTGTTGGAACATAAAGACCTTTGCTTCCTTTAGGGACTTTTATTATCATGTCAATTTCAGACATATTCATTCCAGCGAAATCACTAAAATCGCCAGCAATCTTAGTGTTTAGGCTAGTTGATACAAAACCATTATCTCGAAAACTGCCAGTTTCTATCATTCGGTCAACAACTGAATTAGGGAGTGCCGTA